AAAGGTAAGATTGTGATTGCCTACCTTTTACCTTGTGTTAATAATTACTTTTGTTTTTCTGTACCATTAATAATGGCAACACAAGCCTCGTGAATGTGCTTGTAAAGTTCAATGTCTGTTCCTTGAAAATTGGAGTTTTGAACATTGAAATCGTTAGCAGTAACTGTACCCTGAATTATTGGATAGTTAGATGACTGTTCACGTGTTGCTGAGAAAGCGACAGCCATAGGGTTATTGTCGTTTTCAGTTTCATAAGAGTACATAACAGTTACTCCTTGCACAATTTCTTTTGCAGTAATTCGGGTTGTTTTTTGAATGATTTGCATAATGTTTGTTATATTAAGTTGTTATTTATTCTCTATGGCTAATTATGTAATAATGTCCATCTACATAACGAAGTATTAGTGTATTTCCCCTTCCTAATGATAAAACTCCATCTGCTCCGCTATACGGATTGCCACTATTATCAAGTAATCTTCCTCCAGTTCTACCTCTTATTATAATGTTTCTTGAAATATTAAAAGTAGCCATAATTTGCAGTTCAAAGGTTATATTACTTTTTCCTATTAAACTTTCAATTTCCCAACGATTAGAAAGAAAAACATTATCACTTGAAACACTATTGAATACATAAGTATGACAAAAACCTATGCTTGATGTTATGATGTCACTATAAGAAGCCCCTATGTATATTTCTTCAAACATAGCTTTTCCTTTCATTATAAAGGCTGTTTTTTCAGATGTTTTTATATATCCTGAAACAACATCTAATGCTATTGCATTATATAATGAAGAGCCCGTTATGCTTGCTTTTAATATAAGAGCTGTACTTTTTTCCCCTCCTCTACTTTCTAACTTCATAGCTGAATGGGTAGTGATACCAAACCCTGACGAATATACATCTACAGCAGACTTATCAAATGTTTTAAAAACATCGGGGTCATTTATTCGTACTTCTGTTGTACGACTGTCTTTTCCTTTTCCAAGAGCTCTTATAAGACCATCAGATGCAATAGTAAGTCCGTTTGCTTTTAAAGACGTTTCGCTTGCACTTTCTATTTTAAAGTTTCCTATTTGTCCCTTTGAAGCATATACACTTCCATCATCTTGAACTCTAAAAGGAGCTTCTTCTTTTTTATCGTATTTAGACCCTGCAAAAAAACGTACAGACTCACCCGATAACCCTGCCCCATTGATACCAGCATTGCCTCCTAATGTATTTCCAACAGTTAAAGCTCCAGTAGTAATTGTGTTTTTTACTACTTCTGTACCATTGGTATAATCAGCACCTTTGCTAAACATACCATTGATAAACTTAATATTTGCTTTTTCGGCTTCTGTGAGGTTCATTGCATTTTTATCAATGATACCCAAATCTACCATTGTATCCCATACATCTTCAGGTGCAGGCGACCAGTCGGTGGGTTTGTTGCCGATTTCCAATTTTGGATTAGAAATTTTAATGTTTTCAGCTGAACATTGTATGTATAATCCTAATTGTGATATTTCTTTTATTTTCTTTCCTTTATGATTGTTTTGAATGACATTAACTATTCTTTCAGAAAAAGAAGTGCCTATATCTCCAGTATTTATCCATCTCCATACATTAAAATATTGAAAAGTATCATCTGTATAAATTATGTGAAACTCAATTCCTAAACGATTTCCTCCTATGAGATTGTTAAACATTATATCAACAGATAATGTAATGCTGTCACTTTTTACAACCTCATTTAGAAATGAGGGAGATATATTAAGAAATTTATATTCACTGGTGATAAAATCATTTGACTTTAATATATAGTTACGTCCTCCTACTTGCAACTCATTAACCTTTTGCTGTCCAAAGTTTTTAGCTTCTTGGAGGTTCTGTTGCAAATCAGGATTAACAAGTTGCTTTATATCGGTTTTGTTGCCGTCTGTTATTTTGAGATTGGCTTTTATCTCTATATGGTCATCAAAGAGGTGAATATACTGTTCTCCGTTTCCTGATGTTATTTTATCGGTTTTGATTTGCCCGCCAGTGATTTCGGTAAACCCGTTGAGTTTAGATACACCTCTCTCACCTTCGTATTCTGAATTGACGGTGGCGTATAGGAAGTGGTAAAAGCCTGCTTCTTTCTCTATATCTATTTTGTTTTCAGATAAGACAAATTCAGCGGTTTCGTCGGTTTTACTTGCCTTGATATATAGATAGTAGGTTTTGGCTTTATCGTCTAAACGCCCGGATACGAAAGCGGGAATATTCCAATACTTATAACTATTAGCGTCACGATTAGGACTTATGTCAGTAGTCCCTAATGTAAAGTGTTTGAGCCATCCGCTACCTGCATTGATTTGTTTACTGTTTTTGTCGAAATAGAGTGTATGAGGTGCTTTTATAGGGTTTGTTTTACTTACTACAAAATCAAACTGGGTAGATTTACTGCCTATAAGAGCCATCATAGTTTGTACGGTGACGGGGACAATGCTTTTGGTATATTCAGGAAAGGCGGCTTCTATCTGCTTAATAGTTTCTTGGGCATCTCTCCAACTTCTTTTTGTTAGTGATTGTGTGCGCTTGTTGAGTTCTCCAAAATATACCTCTTGGTTTTTGAGTTTGCGCATTTCAGAAGCAAAAGAATGTCCTTGTACCTTGTTAGATAGCTCTATCTGTGGGCTGTAAGGGTTGTTTACATACTCTTTAAGCCCTACAACGCGAATAGCCACAGGGGTACGTTGAAACTCGGTGTCTGAAAAGTTGATATAAGCACCCATTTTTAGGCGACCTCCTACATTTGCCCATTTCTTTTTTGCCCATATACCATCTAAATCACCAGTAAATGTAAATAGGTCGGTGCTATTTTCGTATAGATATTTGCACGCTTCTTTCATCATCTCCCAACTTGCTCCTGACTTTGTAGCGTTGTCGCTGATGTATGCATTAGGCATTTGCATATTATACACAGAATACTGGTCGCCTATGGTAGGTTTGAATGTATCGTTAGGCATTGTTACGCCATCTTCTTCTTTTGGTACGAGCTGAAAACGTTTTTGAGTGTGGTCGTATTTCTGTACCTCAAACTCCCGCCCTGAGAGCATACCGCTTTCAAAATAGATAAGCATTTTTTCCCCTTTGATTTGCATTGCATTGAAATCGAGGGCTTGTGGTATGGAAGTATCAGTAAAGTCGTAGAAGTTTTTGGCTTTATCAACTTCAAAGACTTCTGAAATTGTACCTTTACGCTTAGGATATATATTAGACAAATCAAGGCTTTGTTCATTGATAAAGCCATTATTTTGTGCATTTTTGATAGCTATTGATAACCCTTTGTCATCAGAAATAAAGGTTACTCCCTCATATACGTACTCTTGTGATTTAGGTAGTAACAATTCTTTATTACCGTATTTAGAGCGGTCGATATTGCGTTCGCCTCCTTGTACATATAAGCGAGTAATACGACTTTGTTCAGTATTGCGACTTACACCTGTCTTAAATCCCTTACCCTTACCATATTGAAGTGGTAGGGGATTGTCTTTAAAATACTCTACCTTATGCAAATGAATGGTTTTGCCTATGATTTCGTATTCGGTCTCAAAGGCTTTGGCTATCATATCCAACGCTTCAAGGCAGTTGTTGTGATTGTAAGACACGAGTTTTTCTGAGGCTTCTATACAGTTACCTACTTGCCAACCGCTATCTATCATATTGAGGCAATCTACTAATATCTGAATATGATAACGAGGGGAAGCTGTGAATGGGAATTTTAGTGTTTTATCATTCGGATTGCGAAATTTATAATTCTTGATATTTGCGCCCTCGCTGTCCATCGTGAGGGTGTATTCAAAATTTCGTGTGTTATGTTTTACTATTTTCGCAGGTTGATTAAGGGTATAACGCTCATTAGCGAACTCGCACCACGCACCAGTAGGAATTTCGGTAT